CTGAAATAGTTATAAGGTTTATTGCAGTACTAAGTTGAGTGCTATTTAGCGATAAACCAATATTCGCTGCTGATGAAGTTCCAATTGAAAATGTTATTGCATAAATTCCTGCTGTGTTAGTTGTGAAAGAAGCCCCTAATGTTGCGCTATCAGCATAAGTAATATCAGAACCTGTATTAGTAACCGTGTTTGCAAAACGCCGAATTGCAGTATTTGTAGAGCCAAATCCTGCATCAGTATTCAGTCTAACCATGCTTGGTGTAGTTGGAAGAACAACCATAGTCCCAGTTGTTGCTGGCATGGTGATCGTAGTAGTTCCCGCAACAGCAGGTGCGGCAAGTGTTACCTGCCCGCTGGTATCTCCTGTTAAAACAAGTGAAGCCATGTTTAAACTCCTGTCCTATAAGATTTGGTGTTTGCAAATTCATTGTGCATCATTTCAGTTGCCAACATACGAATTTCAATTGCTTCTTCTTCTGAATCATATGTTCCAAGATTTTTGCATTTGCCATCAGCCCAAATTTGAGCAGACCATTTGTTTCCATAATCACGCTTGTAAACACCCTTGTTTGCTCTGCCAGATTTTCCAGAAATTCTATTGCGGCATTGCTCTGATCTAGTTGCAAGCCTAAGATTTTCTAATTTGTTATTTTGCGGATTCCCATCTATATGGTCAAGTTCTTGTATTGGCCATTCACCATATGCTAAAAACCATACCACATTGGATTCTGAGTAGCCAAACAATTTTTTATTTATGCTTAAACAAATATTTCTGTGACCAGATTTAAGAACAGACAAACCAACTTTATCGCCAATATTTTTACCTCGTTTTGTATTTCTTGCCCAACGAATAACACATGAATCATCTATATACCAAGATGATTTAATTGCATCAAGTTCAAGTTGTGTTTTTATTCTCATTTTCATATAAGTCCTAAAGGACAACCCAGCGACTACCGCTCGGCAAAGTTACTGTGACACCAGCATTGAGTGTGATGGGGCCTGTTGACATGGCGCACGATCCTGATGTGATTGAATACGTTGTCGTCACAGTCTTGGTGTTTTCGTAGATTGGAACACCTGTAACCAACGCTGTATTGGATTGCGCCACAGGAATCGTCCCAGCAACCGCAGACAACGTCTGGGTATAGTTACTGTTTGTGTTTGGTGACTGGACGGTGATTGTTCCCGATCCCGCCGCATTTCCTGCTATTGATACTTGAGACATGTTTTCTCCTTAAACCACAGTCCACACAGAGCCAGTCGGAACTGTAATCGTGACGCCAGAATTGATTGAAATTGGGCCGAACGTACCAGCGTTCTTGCCGGTGACGATTGTGTAGCTTGATGTGACGGTCTGACCATTCTCAAAGAATATCTCGTCGTTGCCGCCGCCTGTCGCTCCACCCCCGCCCCCTGCGACCTTCACAAAGTCGGATGAAGTCATGGTGGTCGAAGCCACTGTCTGGGATGCACTGACTGTATATGTTCCTGCGCCGCCTGTGCCTGTCAAAAACTCGGTGACGTATGTGCCTGCGGTAACACCTGTGCCGGTCAGGAACTGACCAACTTGAATCTGGCCCGCTGCGATCGCAGACACCGTCATGGTTGTGCCAGAAATAGCCGCTGTGTACTCCGCAGTCTTGTTATCCCAAACAACCAGTGCGGAACTATTTGGCCCGATCAGTACGCCAGCAGAGTAAGAGCTTGATGTACCGCCGCGAATGTAGATGTTGCTGCCGTCTGTACAGTTGTTGACCACCACATAGGTTTTACTCAACTGCGGGGCGTAGATATATCGACTTGTACCCGGTGCGCCTGTGACAATCAAGATGGCATTTCGAGCTTGGTTCTGTGCGCCTGCCCCTGTTGTAGTCAACGTCCAGTTCACGGATGTGACATCAAACGTGGAATATTGGGCGATAGCGTCCTCTACCAGTTGGGTCAACTGATTATTGACTACCGGCCCCCACGCATCTGTGAGTTCTCCGGCTGTGGGCTGTACAAGCCCTAGCAGTGATGTATATGCAGATGGCACGTTTAAACTCCTTTTTACATTCTATTGGTTTATCACACAACAGTCCAGACAGAGCCTGTTGGAACGGTAATCGTCACGCCCGTGTTGATTACAAGTGGCCCTGCGCTTACAGCGTTTCTTCCGCTTGTGATGGTGTAGTTTGCCGCGATGGTGGTGTCGTTCTCTGTCATTCCGGTTGAGCCGGTGACTGACCTGCCCGCTGGGTACGTGACAAACACATCTTTTGTGCCTGCGCTGAAACTGACCAAACTGCCCGCGTTACTGGAAGCCAATACAGTTGTACGAGCTAAAGTTGTACCAGACGAGGTGTATGTACCAACACCAACTTCCCACTCTGATGTCCCTTGCCCAGCAATCGTGTAGTACGTTGTATTACCGTTACCAACCACAGAGAAAGATTGGAAGCCCGTCACGGCTCCAGCAAGCGTGATTGTGCCTGTACCAGCGGTGGTAGTAGTCTCCCGGACGCGATCTGCGAGTACAAGTGCCATGTTTTAAGTTGTCCCTATCTTTGTCCAAGTATTGGGGTTGCTGGTGTTGATCTCTGCCCAGTCAGCAGACTCTGCGGTGTTTATAGTCGCCCAGCCCGCGCTTTGGGCTGCGTTGATTGTCGCCCAAGTTGTGCTTTCTGAGGTGTTTATATTCGCCCACCCTGCGGTTTGGCTGTCGTTGATGAGTTCCCACAAGAACCGGGCAAAGAACGAATCCGATGCCGTGATGGTTTCTTGGATGGCGCACAGGAAGACCTGCGTCACCACCGCCTCGTCAATAACTGACCCGAACTCCTCAATTAACACTTCAAACGTGGCAAACGCATCCATTGCATCTGTCGCCACGGAAGACTCCGTGATGTTGTTCAAGAACAATAGCCCGCCAGTAACGTCGTCTGTCGCTGTGACTGTCTCACTGATTGCGCCAAGGAAAGCAAACGAGCTTGTCACTGAATCCGTAGCTGTTACCGTCTCTGCAATCTGTGGGGCATAAACAGGTGTAGACGAATCTGAATCCGTCACTGTCGCTGTCTCTGCTACGTTTGTAGCAAAGGTTTGAGCCGCAGAGTTTGAGTCTGTCGCTGTCGATGTTTCACTTACCGCAGTCAAGAATGTGGCTTTGGCTGCGATTGAATCTGTTGCTGTTGATGTTTCCGATACTGCGGAGCCAATGATGTATAAAGAAGCTACGCTGTCCGTCGCGGTGGCTGTTTCTGAAACCACAACACCGAATGTTTGCTTACTAGAAACTGAATCCGTTGCCGCCGCTGTTTCTGCAATACTTGTTGCGAAGTTTTGTGCTGCTGAAATTGAGTCTGTTACCGTGGCTGTTTCTGACACAGCCGTAGCAAAAGTTTGCGCAGACGACACAGCGTCCGTAGCTGTAGACGATTCAGATACCGCGCTCAGAAGCACCGCTGCCGCTGATATTGCGTCCGTTGCTGTCGCTGTTTCAGACACTGCTGCCAGATAAGTCAGAAGTGATGCAACCGCATCAGATGCGGTAGCTGTCTCGGAGATGGAAGATCTAAAAGTTAAAGACGAAGATATGCTGTCCGTCGCTGTGGCTGATTCAGATACTGAGGCAGCAAATGTATTACCACTAAGCGACGAAAACGGGGCTTGTGAGAATGCTAGAAATCCAAACACTCGTCATGCCCCACTCATATTAAGTTGCAACCAATTCAGATTCTGCAAACCAACGCTGTTGGGTGTTTCCAATAACGTCTGTCCACTCAATCAGATAGAACACGTTGCCGTCTTCATCCATACGCATTGCAAGCACTGGGCCTTGCGGCACAACACCGTTTAATTTAACGACATCGCCTTTTTTGAATGTTGCCATCATGCGCTCCTATTAGCCAGCCAAGCTGAGTGTGTATGTCACGTTCAATGTGTCACCAGACACAACAGAGCGGTCACCGGGGGATGTGAAGTCAGAAGCAGAGTACAGAGTACCTGTAGAGCCACCTTTGGTGCTGTCGCTGACCAAGAACGCCCCGCCAATAGTTGCTGTGGCGTTGATGCTGTAAACAGCAGGGGAGGCTGAATTGGTAGCTACAGATGGATTGGCTGTGGTGGGAGTGCCGAATGTGCAGGCTGGACGTGTTGCTTGGCTGTATCCAGTCTCTTCTGTCCAGCTACTGTGTGAAGACATGGTGTTGCCAGCCGCAGGGCTGTTGGACGCGCCTGAACCGTACAAACCAATATACCAAGCGGCTGTGTATGCGCTGCCAGTGAAATACTTGGCATTCATGTCTTGCAGACCAACGTTAACTACCAGATTGGGGCATTCAGCTTCCCACTTCAGGTTACCGTCTTTGTCAAAGCACTGCATGGTGTAAACACCCTTGGCAGTAGCTGACTCGCCTGATTGCAAGGTCTTTGTGATTGCGCTACCGATGACATCGGCGGCTTTTGCTTTTTCTATGCTTGACATTTGTTACTCCTTAAACAAGTCGAATGAGTGCGGATGTGCTGGTGTTGGCAGGCATCGTCACAGTGAAAGTATTGCTGGATGTTTTGTCGTTACCAAAATCCAAAACGCAAATAGCGCCATTGTCTCCCGCTTTATAGATTAAAGCCCCTCTTGCGGTAATCTGACCCGTCCAAGAAGGAGAAGAAAACGACACGTATGTAACGCTACCAGATGCTGTGGCTTCAGACGACACGGTCGTTGTTACAACTTGTCCACCTGCAACATAGTCCCCACCAGAAGCCTCGCCAGTTGTGGTGTAGGCTGTGGTTGTTTCATCAAGCGTTGCATCATTCGTGTACAGGGCCAAATAGAACGTATCTGAAGTCAGATTGATCGTTGCATTGGCTAACCCAGCACGCAGGGTGTTACAAGAGAAGTTGCCTGTAAACGCCATCAGGTCACCGCCTGTCTGTATTGTCCAGACCTGTAAGCATCCTGACGCTCCATACCATCGCCCAGACGTTTTGCCAACGCAAGTGCCTCTTTGTATTTTGTGTCGTAGAACGCCATGATGTCAGGCTCACCCTTCATGTAGGTATAAGCCTCCACAATAGAACCATACAACAACACAGAATCAAAGTTGTCGCCCAACCATGTTGTGGTCGCTGTGACGATTGACTCGGGGTAATAGTAGTAATGCAGTTCAACATCGTACGCCGCATCTGGGGTTGGGCCAAGGATAAAACTCAATTCAGTGGTAACCACTGGGCTTGGTGAGTTGGTTGTCGTTGGGCCAAACAGTGCATAGTATTTTGGAATCGCTGTGTCAGTTGGCTTTGGATACGCCTGACGGATGAAGTTCACATCTTTGTTCAACAAGTATTCGTAGTTACCGTCCGCATCAATCACTGCCAGCGAGTACACAGCCAAAAAGTCATTGGGGCAGGACAGATACTTGTTGTTGGT